AAGCAGAGATCATGGAAGGACTCTAAGTCCTCCCTGGCTCCTCTACAGGAGCCCTTGTCTCATAAGAGACGTCGGAGACGTAAGGCGCCGGAAGTTAATCCGATGACCAACGCTCCAGCTGTATCTAGTACTCAAATTGTACATGATCAGCATTTCGAGATGGCTTTCGGGTCATGGAACATGCCGCATTGCGACATGTACTATAAGACCCATCTCAACCTAGGCAATTGCTCATTAAGCAACCCTAGGATTGTGCCATTATTCCAATATCCAGTGGAAGTACTTGCATTATGCAGGCAATTCCACTTTGTTGGAGGAGTTATCTCGGGCTCAGGACAGGCTCTGGTGCCAATAGCACCACCCCGTCGGTTACCCGAGCTCTCTAAGCAGGAGTTCTATGCCCTATGGGCAGAGGACATTGCCCGTGGTGTAACAGCTTTTGCTAATACACACGGCCAAAAGCACAAGAAGGTACGACGATATCGTCGTAATCTAACTGTGCTTACCTTCATGAGAGCTACGTGGGATGCGGTGATGACTTCTTACCAATTGGTAAGATTGTCTCAGTTAACCAAACTCGGTGTATTCCTTGACAACCCTAATAGTAGGGCTGTAAATGGGATTAACCGGTTTCGCATCCAGCTGGTCTACCATCCAGTAGAGGCCGCTAGGCGGGCCAAAGAAGTTTTCCAAGCTAATAGAGCTTGGTACTTCGGTGGCCCCCCCCCAAATGGGAGGCTTCTACGATTTAGTAGAAAGATAGATGCTCTAACCGCCAGTTATGGCGCTAGAGCTCTACCCCCAGCTCCTCCTGACTCGGAAGGGATCAAAGGACTGGTGGAGAGGTTGACCTCTGCCCCAGCCCCAGAACCTTCCAATTGGAGGCCCTTTATCAAGGAGTATATTTCTCGTTGGAAACCCAAATATGGGCAACCCGAGTTATATACTATGCCCTCATCCAATGCAGGCCTGGGATATCCCAGGTTTGCTGGTGGGCACGTAACCGGAACACAACATTTGGTTTTGTTGGGTTACGCCTTGTATGTAAGGGAATCAGGGTCCTTGTCTGACCATGCCCCGCGTGAATTTGGCTATGCCACTTCTACGCATGCTCCTGAAATGGTTCAGGATGGGTCATGGTTGGATCAGATGTCTCATTCACTTGGCTTTGGGTGGCCCCATAAGGGGAAACCTGCCAAGTTATTTGAGAACGACTGGGGAGAGTTAGAAAAACAACTCCCAGGATCCTCTTTTGCCTTGCAGAGCTATCTGCGGAAGGGTGTATTTTATGTTTTAGATAACATAAAGTACTTACCTATTCTACCGATAGCGGCTGAAGAGAAAGGTCTTAAAACCAGATTTCCTACCTGTTCATTAACAGCAGCAAATATGGTTCAACAGATCCTCCGGCGAGTCCTTGACTATATTATGGTCAATGACCCCCGGTTCTCCCAGGCCCTTGGTGGCCATTTGGATATAGATCTATCCGGCGAGTTGGGCTCTTGGTATAGCCAAGATGCCTCTGCCGCGACAGATCTACATGCCGAATGGCTAACTCGTACTCCTTACGAGGTCATAACGGAACACTATCCTGTGCTCCGTCCTTATTCCAAATATTTTGATAAATTATTTGGAACGAAGAAGCTTCTCCTGGATATTGATCCAGGCGAGCTTATGCCCTCGGGGATGTTTGAGTTCTTCCCCAGTGCACCCTTCATCGACGTCTTTGTAGACGGTTTTGATGAACGGGTCACTGCAGCGGGAGGTCAAATCTCAGATTTGAATGATCTCCCCGGTACCTTGACGAGTACGGGTCAGATGATGGGTGATCCC